GCCAACCTGTCCGAGGCCACCCTGTCCGGGGCCAACCTGTCCGGAGCCAACCTGTCCAGGGCCGACCTGTACAGGACCGACCTGTACGGGACCGACCTGTCCGGGGCCAACCTGTCCGAGGCCACCCTGTCCGGGGCCAACCTGTCCGGAGCCAACCTGTCCAGGGCCGACCTGTACAGGACCGACCTGTACGGGACCGACCTGTCCGGGGCCAACCTGTCCAGGGCCGACCTGTCCAGGGCCGACCTGTACGGGGCCACTCTGTTAAACACATTAGGAACACCTAAATGAAAATCCAATTTTGGTATAACAACAAATTGCGCAATGGTACTATTTCGTCCATTCGCAATGGCTACGGCAATTTGGTATTTGACGTAATCGAAGATAGGTTAAATTACCCAAAAACCTTCAAGGTGTCTGGCATGTCTTATGTAACGACCGCGCAAGAATTGCCAACTGACATTCCAGACAGCGTGAGCACCAAGACGCTGCTCACTATCGTGGCGGGATTGCTGGAAGTAATCGAGAAACGCCAAGCACAGCAATGAGTTAGCATTATGCTTTTAAATTTAAATAGGATAGCTTAAAGGAATTCCCTTACCAGCTATTAAAAACTTATCAGCAGGCGATTCTGGACCAACCAGACCCTCTTTATAGGGTTTAGGGCGAGAATACCCTGGATACCAAATGTGCACTTTAAGACCAATCTTTTTCAAAATTAAATGCATTTTTATTTGAGTCTCAGTAAGGGCATCGTATTTACTTTTAACTTCAACCAATATAAATTTATTCCCTTTTATACAAAGAAAATCAGGCCATCCTTTTTGTATACATAACCAGCCATCTTTTTCCATAAGTTTAGCAAATTTAGACTCAGTATAATTAGACATAAATTCCTTTTGTTAGAAATAATCTGGCCACGCGCCAACACCTGTACATCCTAAGCATATATCGTGCCGGCCGGCGGCACGCGCCGCGCGCAAAATGAAATGTATTTTTCATTCCTGGCAGCGCAGCATGCGGAGCACTTACCCCCTTGACACGTGCTAGCATGCTTGCTATACTGGATCGTGCTAGCAATATTGCTAGCAACATAAACAAAAGGAAATAGTATGCGTATGATTATTGATATATCAGAAGATGATTATGCTGCATTTTTAGATGCAATATGCGCTAATAAGACAACTTCAGAAATTGTTATAACAAAATTAATGCGTGATTACATTAAACAATACTGGAGTACTCTTGATCCGTGTCTTGATTGTGGACTTAAACATCCGACAAATGCTAGCAAGTAACTTATTGCTAGCAATATTGCTAGCAATCAAGATTGGAGAATAAATTGAAACAGTTAAATACTCGAATTTCTGAAGAACTGTACAAAAAATTAAAAAACTATAAAAATATAAAAAACCAGTCTTATCAAAAAATAATAACTGAACTCATTGAAAAGAAATTAGTTATGTATGAAATAGCACACAGTAAAAATTTATCTGATACATCAATTAGTAATTAACCATATGCAAATATTTCTATATTTCTTACTTCCAGAGATAACTAATATGCCAAGATGCCAGCTTAGTAATATTACATATGGTAAGATGCTAAATATCAATTGAGCATTGTAATGGATCAATGAGCACCGCGTAACAGAGACAAGGCCGGAAGTCAAGAAGAATTATAGTGTTGAGAATATGTAAGTTACTATGCCGGCGATACTATATGCAAGTATTGGAAACAAATATCCGCCTGTGGTGGAATGGCAGACACAGCAGGCTTAAAACCTGCCGGCCTCGCAGCCGTGCCAGTTCGAGTCTGGCCAGGCGGACCACATCACTTCTTGACTTGGCACATGGAATGCATTACTATTTGCAAGAAGGCCAGCACTGGGATGCCGGCGATACAATACGTAACAATACGAAAGGATAAGTGGGTAAAATGCCGCGATTTACGGCCCGGGTTTGGGGCCAGTTTACTAATGGCGAACTGACCGAGCCGCAGGACTTTGTGGCGGACGGCCAGCTACATACCGTGGTAAGTCGGTCCATTCGGGAATTCAAGAAGGGATATAAGAGCAGGCGATTTGCTGGTATCTTTACGGATGCCCGGCCGGAGAAGCCTGTTCGTCAGGGTGTTACTGAAGATCCCACAGTTACGGAGGAAGTTACCAATGTCTAATATTTATACCACTAAGATTACGATTGCGGAACTTTTAACAGAACTTGAAAATCTTATCGAGGATCTTCAAGAAGAATCGTACAATGAAGGCTACGATGCTGCCGTAGACGAAATCGAGGGCGCGGCGGAAGATTTGGAGGATGAGGACGAGGATGAGGACGACAAGTGCGATTGCCAAACTTGTACATACCAGGATGAGGATGAGGATGAGGATGAGGATGAGGATGAGGACGAGATAGAGTGCCCGCTGGACTGCCCTTGTCGGAGTCATGATGCTTGAAATTTTGCGACAAAGACGCAATGCCAACGAACTTAGTAAGTTGCATCCTTTCGTGCGGGGCCGATACGTGGAACTGCTATCCCGTCTGGAAAAGGCGGGATGGCGTCCGCGTTTGCAGGATACCGCGCGAAGTATAGCACAGCAGGAAAAGTATTATGCTCAGGGGTTATCGCGGATTCGAATCTCAGGACCCCACACTAATACCTTGAATGGAAAGTCTGCCAGTTTGGCATCACACTTTCTAGACGACGACCGTCCGTTGAGTGCCAACAATTTGTATTTTGCAAAATTGGCTATCGAGGCACGCAAATGTGGCCTACATTCTGGTATTCTATTCGGATTATCCGACACATCGGCCGAACGAGATCATCGGGCCAAGATGGAGCAAGCCCTAGCCGGTGGCATGCTTAAAGTATTGGAAATTTTGATTGGCAAAGATCGAGGTTTTGACCCTTTACATGTCGAACCCCCCGAATGGAAATCTTTGATGGATACAGACGAGAAGGGGCAGAAGATTTGATCTACGTACTCGCCGGTGCAATTGTACTGGCCGCAATAGGTTGGCTTCTGGCTGACCGCCGAAAAGCCACCATTGGCCGGCATCGCTTTACAATTGCAATGGCACTAAAAAAGGCAAAGGCCGACAAAAACTGGAGATTGTACATTCCTTGCGAGATAGCAGAGCGCATATTCCGGCTCAGCACCAAGGACCTTACAGGACATCCGGCCAACATTAATCCTCGCGCATTTGCCGGCAAAGCCATGAGGCATCCGGCCGTGCTACGGTGGCGCCGCCGCCAGAAACTTGGAAAGAAGCGCGAGCATGGCACGTAAAATTTACGACAATGTACTCCTTGCCAGCGACCAGCGCATAACTTTCGTGGTTGACGACGGTGTGCTGGCGGCCGTACACTTGGAGCGAAAGCGTCTGACGCCGGCCGAAATTGAAGAAATTGCGGCCCGCGTGCGTGATGAAGAATACGATACGTTTTGGGAGGATGAGCAAGATGGCTGATGTAGAAGATATCATGAAACGTTATGAGCAACGTCAGCAACGGGAAAATACCTTTCCCGAAAATGAGCCGAAAGAAACCGAAACTGCTGCGCCTGCTGCGCCTGCTGCGCCTGCTGCGCCTGCTGCGCCTGCTGCGCCTGCTACGCCCGCCACTTCAGAGGGCCTGCTTATCAAATCCGAGGATATCGCGCATATGCGGGCCGGCATGGTGGTGGCTTTGCGCGACGACGGCGAAGTGATAATGCACCCTCTTGTCGCCAGTATGAGCATGGCCGACATGGAAATGGCGCTCCAGTATGCTGTGCGGTTCTGGCAGCAAAAGCAGATAGAGCGCACTATTGAAGTAGCATTAAATAATCAAAAGTTGCAAGGATTCGCTCCTAAACTACCAGGAATAATCAAATGAAACTCAAGTCTATTATCTTTGGAATCGTATTGGTACTTAGTTCCAATGCCCTTGCCGGCCCAGTGCACACTGCTGTTATACGGTCCCAAGTTGCGGATACGGCCTTGTTCTTTACGCCCGCTGATGACCAAGTGGCAACCGTTACATTATCAAATGGTGGATGCGGCACGACATGGGTGCCGGCCGTGGATGCTCCGCTTGGCAGTTTCGCACAAGACGGCCGGGACGGCTGCCAGGCCTCCATTCGCTGGACTGCTCCATATCCGAACCGTTTGGGCATTGGTGTTACCGTCAAGCTTTTTGTGACCAATCGTGGTTGCCCGCGCGTGGCCCGTGTCGAGGCACATGGTAATACTATTCCGCCGCTGCCGGAATTGCCTACAATTATAAGCTATAATTGTTCTACGTTAATATATCAAAGTGCTTGGAGTGCAGTTAAAAGGCTATATAATTGAAAAAGATTCCTAAAACTAAAATATGTACAAAATGCGGAATTCGAAGAAAACTTGAAGAATATCATATTCAAAAAGGTGGAAAATTCGGGCATAAAACATCATGTAAAAAATGTACTAATACTATATACAAACAACCATATAATTCCATACGAGCAAGAAAAAATCAAATTAAATATCAGTATGGAATGTCTATTGAAGATTACAATATTTTATTAAATAAACAAAATAATAAGTGTGCTATATGTGAGAGTAAATTTGTAAATAACAATAAACATAAATATTTTCATATAGACCATTGCCACAAAACAAATATAATAAGAGGACTTTTATGTGCCAGATGCAATGTGGGACTTGGATATTTTAATGATGATTTAAATATTTTAAAGCAGGCGGTATATTATCTTGAGACCAGTAACTCTGGATGATTTCGATGGGCCATTTCGTCTTTCTGGCGATGAAGTGAACTTTCGGAATTGCCCAATTTGTAAAGATTCCAGATGGAAAATATATGTCAACAGTAGTACAGGATTCTGGGTATGTTTTGCTGGCGATTGTAATTCTCGCGGGCGGATTGATATTGGCAGCAGTACAGATAGTTTGCTTCGCCGTATCTCTGATGCACGAAATCCGCAACCTACGCCGGCACCGTGGAACTGGCCGGATTGTGAATTGCCAGAAACGTATGCACTAACTGCCTTCCAGAAACCTTGGAATTATTTAATGCAGCGCGGATATAATATTCCGCAAAATCCATATCATTTGCGCATAACTAGGACAGACGTTTTTATTCCTTATTTTGGTAAGACTGGCGAAGTAATCTACTGGAGTATGCGCGACGTGACCGGCTCTCGTGCCACCAAGTATCTTAATATGCCCGGCCGGCATCCACTATATGTGCCAGCTTTCTCCTGCGGAGTATTTGCCAAAGTGCCCAGATTAGTGGTTGTAGAAGGGGCATTTGACGCCATGCAAGTGCACGCTGCTGGTTATGCTTGCACCGCTCTTGGTGGTACTTCTTTGCCACGATATTTGCGCGGAGATCTAACGGATCTTGTTACTGAGCGCGTGACGGTCATGCTAGACTCGGACGCGCTTAGCCGCGCATTAAAAATTGAAGCTGATTTGCAGGATCAAGTGCCGGCCGATATTGCAATGTGCGTGCGGGGCCGCGATCCTGGCAGCATGAGTGTGGAGGAAATACGTGTTGCGTTGGACTGATAAAAACCCCACTAAGCCAGGAATGTATTGGATAAGGCCAGGCAAGGGGGATGCTATAAAGATGGCGGAAGTATTTATTATTTCGCCAGAATCTACCAGATTGGCCGTACATGTTCTTGGGGCGTCAGGGGCAAGACCAATCGAAGATGTGTATGGTGCGTTATGGTGGCCGCGAAAAGTGAAAGTGCCGGAGATAACATATGGATAAGCTGGAATGTGGATGTATTCAATCTCCTTATTACAGTATGTGTGATAGACATTTTCAGGAACACAGCAGATTAATGACTTTAAGTGGGTATAGAAGATGTCCAGAAGGTTTTGTATATGATCCGGTCGGGGCACAAACAGATCGTATTGAATTAGTGCTTTGTCGTGTAGAAAAATTATTAGAAAGACTGGAAAATGGTTAATCCTAATATTCTTCTAGAAATACATAACGAATGTATTCGCCAGCATATTCTGTGGGGCGAGCAGAATCACGAAAATGGTACGGATCTTGCTTACAAATGGAAGGCCAGTGCGCAGAAGAAGGAAAATACTATGTGGGCCAATCGTGGACGCATCACCTGGCGCCACATTCTGAAAGAGGAAATGTTGGAAGCCTTTGCCGAAACCGATCCTGCGAAGTTGCGGGAGGAATTGGTACAAGTGGCAGCCGTCGCGGCAACATGGATCGCCGCGATTGATAGGCGCACAGCACCAGTTTATAATTTTAAACCACTTTCTAAACCAATTCGTGACATCTACAACATCGAACATGATATGGCCCTTGGTCCGTGTTCTTGTGGTGGTTGGCATGGTCCTGGTGATATGCTTCAAACAAACGGTAAGTAAATGAAGATAGTAATCCTTCTCGGCACTATCTCCCAATCGGCTCTTATGGACGGCGATGTACTCTCCAAGAGTGACGCCGACTTTCTGGACAAGGCCACCACGCGCGCTCATATCGACGCGGACGTTGTGTTTGCCGTCGAAGATCCTCGGTATCAGGGAGCGAAGTCCAGCAAGATCCCTATTGGAGCAATCCGGGATGAACGGCCGAGAGTGCTGGCCGAGATTGCTAAGGCCGCCCCAGAATGCGTAATAGTATTGGGACCCGTGGCGGCGAAGTGTGTACTAGATAAGGGCAATAGCCCACCAATTGCGGATATGCGGCGGCAGAAGCATGAGATTGCCAACATTCCCTGTCCGGTATATTTTACATACAGTCTGGAAGAAGCTAGTTTCAAACAGGGATTGTTGCGTTGGATAAATATTGATCTTATGAATATTGGTCTTGGTACGGCCAAGTCAATTATGCCAGTGTATCCGGTACAGAAAGAGCCACATGCTGAGATTGTGGAATATTTAAAGGGATTTGGAATTGTCTTATAATAGAGAATATTATTTACATAACCGTAAAAGAATATTAGATAATAATAAAAAATGGCATAAAAATAATAAAGATAGAGTAAATAAAATAAAAAAGAAATGGAAAGATAACAATAAGACTAAAGTTAGAGAGTATAATCATAAAACGAATAGGCAATTAAAGTTAGATATAATTAATATCTTGGGTGGTTTTTGTGTATGTTGTAAAGAAGCAACATGGGAATTTCTTTCTTTAGATCACGTTAACAATGATGGATATATCGAACGTAAAAGTAAACAGCAACATACCATATATAGAGAAATACGCGATGGAAAAGCTGATTTAAACAAATATCAATTACTTTGTTATAACTGTAATTCTTCTAAAGGACATTATGGATACTGCCCACACATGGAACGGCCCAACAATAGCATTTGATCTTGAAACTTTGGGGCTTGATCCTTGGGCACCTAATGCTCGTATCCGCATGGCATCTATTAGTCATAGAACTGGTTGGGCGCAATGTATTCCAGCAAATACTGACAGTACATTTCCAGAATGGCTTGTAAAGATTCTGGAAGATCCACGCATCCGTAAGGTAGGCAGTAATATATCATTTGATTATAAGTGGATGCGGCGATTTGGTGTGGAAATGCAAAACTTTGCGGACACGGCAACTGCGGAGCATGTCATTTGTGAGACTTCGCCAAGTAAAAGCCTAAAGGTACTAACTTTAATATACCACGAAAATTTAGGAGATTATTCGGCACCTATCCAGGACCTTATTGCTCAGCGAGGTGGCAATATGGACCTGCTGGAAGATCACGAAATGTATTCCTACAGTGCGGCGGATAGTGACGCTAGTATTACGGTATATAATAAACAAATTCAGATTCTTGAACAAAAGAAATTGCGCCCACAGTATGAACTGCTAATGGAATTATATCAGATACTTCCAGATATATCCCATGCCGGGGCTTGTATATCTCTTGAAGAAAATGCCAGACTTTCAGCAGCTTATCAAGAAGAAATTTCTAGTCTCCGTACGCGGCTTACAGAAGTATTCGGACCTATTAATGTACGTTCTCGCCCGCAACTTATCAAAGCCCTCAAGGAAGTTGTACCAGACGTTAATTTGTGGTCCAAAAAGAAAGTGTACCAGTGGAATGGGGAGGATCTAACCCTTGAAACAGCGTTGGAACTATCCGAAAGTACCGCGCGCAAGATCCTGGAGCGAGAGGCAATTAAGCACCGTATTATTGGAACTATTCTGGAATATCGTCGCCGTGAGAAGCTTTATAGTGTTTATGTGGAAGGTCTTAAAGGTTTTGCGCGGCAGGCGCCAGGAGGATTTTGGTTTGTTCGCCCAGATTTTAGGACAGATCGCACTGAAACATATCGTCTTGCATCACGCGATCCAAACGGCCAGAATATTCCTCGTAATCTTCCGGCGAATATGTCCCACCTTAATATTAAGGATCAATTTGTATCTCGATTCCCTGGTGGTGTTATAGGTGAAGTAGACCAATCCCAGATCGAATTGCGCGAAGGTGCCATGATTGCGGATGATGCCTCGTTAATGGCCGCCTTTATTACGGGCGGTGATGTGCATTCCCAGGTGGCGGCGACGCTATATGGCAAGAGTATTGAGCAAATTGACCGAGATTTGCGGCAGACTGCCAAGACCCTAAACTTCCGCATTTTCTATGGTGGTGGCCCAGGCGGTCTTGCGAGGGAGTTAGGAATCGAGTATATGGCCGCGAAGCGCCTTATTGCCCAATATTTTGCGCGATTTACCGGCATTGCTGAGTACATGGAGCGCCAGAAGGCCGCTATTAAGAGAGATCTGCAAGTGGTGTCGCGCTTTGGTTTTCCGAGGCGAGTAGTAGCACCACGCTCCTGGGAATCACCAGAGGGTTGGCATCTGGAGCGCCAGGCGATCAACGCACCCATTCAGAATGGCGCCTTTATGATAACGGCCTGCGGCATGATTAAAGCCTGGCACGAACTTCGCAAGCGTAAGATGCAGACAAAGATGTTCCTGAACGTGCATGATAGTGCCGTGTTTGATAGTCCGGCCGAAGAAGCAGAAGAAGCGAAGCAGATTTTCGTGCGATGCTTCGAGAATCCGGAAGTGGAGCGATACGGTGTACAATTGACGGTGCCGCTGAAGGTAGATTATAAATCGGGATCGTCCTGGGGAAAGGCAAAGTAGATATGCGACAGAACACTGCCAAACTTACATTTGATCGTCTTAAGCTTATCGCGGCGCTTAAGAAGCGACAGGCGGAATATCTCAGCAATCTAGTCCAGAATGAACTCAATGACACAAATGAGAGTATTGAACTGAAATTGCAGGAGCTTGAAGAATTGCGCACTAGGCGCAAGAAACTTATGGCGGGTAACACTAAGGGGATTTATGAGTCAAGTAGTTTTGGCCGCATTACCAGCAAGGAATACGAGCAGGCCATTACAATGCTGGAGTTGGCGGTTGAAGATATCGTGCCTCAGAGCGTGATTAATGTGGTGAGGTTACTATAATGGACTATACTATCACAATTAGTGGCAGAGATAGTTTAATCAACCCCGAGGTTATTTTCCGACAACTTAATGCGGGATGGGAACCATATATGTCGCAAACAGTAGAAGATATGATACTTATTTTTTGGAGAAGGAAAAGTAATGAGTAATCATGAAATTCCAGTTGTAGAGGTAAATTTGGAGGCACATCCTAATGCTGACAACCTTGCAATCGTTAGACCCATTGGTGCGTTCACTGTGTGTACTAGATGGGATGATTGGCGGCCTGGGCAGTTTGGTGCATATATTGCCCCTGATTACCTTGTGCCTGACGATCCGACTTTTGCATTCCTTTGTACACATTCTTTGCCAGAAGATACCAGCAAACCTGGTTCATATTCGAGTTGGACTTGGGTATGTCGCAAATGTCGTCGCATCCGCGCGCGCAAATTGCGTGGTGTGTGGTCGCAGGGTTTGTTGCTGCCTGCGCCGGCTGGTGCGGCCGTAGGTGATAATGTGATGGAACAAATGGGCATCACGCGATACGAGCCACCAGTTTCAGGCGACAGTACCGGCCTTGGCTACAGTGATGCCGAAGCGCCGCCACCTGGAATTAATCATATTTATGATGTTGAGAATTGGTTCAGATATCCTACTAAATTCAACGAAGGGGAATCTCTAGTAGTTACCGAAAAGATTCATGGCACTAATTCCCGTTACACATTCCGCGAAGATCGCATGTTTGTGGGTACACGGCGGCGCTGGATAAAGGACGATGCCAGATCCGGATGGTGGAATGTGCTGCGCAAATATCCAGAAATCGAGAGAGTGTGTCGGGCGTATCCCGGCGCCACACTGTATGGCGAAATTTATGGTATGCAGGATTTACGCTATAATGTGCCGCGCGGTGATTGGATGTTTGTGGCATTCGATTTGCAATTGGAAACTGGACGATTTGCAGAGTACGATTTGTTTGCGGAAATTATGCGAGTGTTTGATGTACCGAGAGTGCCGGAGTTAGCAGCTTTTGAATACACTGGACAGGACTCCAATGTTTTGCTACAATCATTGTCCATAGGTGATTCGGAATTGGCTCCTGGTCAGATCAAAGAAGGTATCGTGGTGCGGCCCGCGTCAGCGGAAAGATGGGATCCGGAAGTGGGCCGTGTGATTTTGAAGTTGGTTAGTAATGATTATCTAATGAGGACAAAGTAATGAGAGGAATACACAGTATGTTTAAGTCAGCAGAATTTGCGAGCATGGCCGAACTGATTACGTTTTTGAATGAGAATGAGGAAAACACGCAAAGCGATATGTTTATTCATTCGTTCAGTGTGACAATCGACGGTCGAGTGGTAGCACTTTTTGAAGTGTACAAGCAGTAGGAGCAACGAAACATGCGGGATAGCGGTTGGATCAATTGCGCGGATTGTGGTAAGGCAGCATATGCCAGTATCACCCTCGGTGTTTGTGACACCTGCATGGAAAAACCAGAGAATGCGCCACAATTTGCATATACTATTTTATATGATATTGAAGGGCCTATTATCAATTCCAGTACTGTTTGTGGTACTAATCAAATTTTAGCTATTAATGATTGCGGCGTTGCTGCCATGATGGATGTTCCTTGTAGTTGTAATCTTTGTAAAGGTGGTAGAATAAATTGACAATTCGCAAGCCTAATACCAAGTTGAATATTGCGGCATCGCGCAAGGTAACTGAGAAGAAGTCACTTTTCGTGGACGTGCCGAATGATGGTTCCGTGCAGGTTCGGCATTTGCCGCCGGACAATGATGATGGTATCTTGTTTGTGCGCATCGGCCAGCATTTCAAGTTTGAAGATGAAGATGGTAACAGCCGCGCTTATGCTTGTTTGAATGAGCACGGCGGCCCGGACGATGGCAAGTGCGCGATTTGTGATACATGTGAATATTTCAAGAAGAATGGTAATGATGTGGAGCGCGATATCGCGGATGGTTTCAAGGGTGTGGGTCTTAGTTACCAGTTCTATGCACAGGTATATGACAAGAATCGTATTGATGAAGGGCCGAAGCTTATTCGCGTACCGCAATCGGCCGCTGACCAGTTTATGGATAAGGCGCAGTTTGCCGAGGATAATGGTATGCCGGTGCCCTCGGATGTTGAGGCCGGCGAATGGGTTATCTATGGCAAGAAGATCAAGAATAAGCGTACTGAGTGGTCAGTTATGCCGACTGGCGTGCGGGTGCCTCTGGACACGCTAGACAAGGATTGGGCTGAGAAGATGATGGATATCACGGAGGCATTGGCCCTTCGTATTTTGCCGCGCGTGCAGCAGATTAAGGCTCTCAAGGAAAATTACGGTTCGAAACTCGAACTAGAGAAAGTTTTTAAGGCAACTGAACTTAAGGCCGCATAGCTTCAACGCAGAGCGTCTGTTTTGTAAACAGGAGGTTCCAGGCGCAAATCCTGGTGCGGCCTCCATATGCGGGAACCCAAAGTGTGCATATGGGCTGGTAAGTCGCGGTTGATAGTTCAATGGAAGAACGCCGCCCCAAGCGGAAACTGGAGTTCAACTCTCCCAACTGCGCGCCCGCAGAATATACAGGCTCGTAGCGCAATGGATAGCGCAGCACTCTTATACGGTGTTGACTCCAGGTTCGAGCCCTGGCGGGCCTACCAGTGTGGGTAAAGTCGATCAAGCATTGGAATCGACTCTTGGTATCGGCGGGCGGATGGGGCCGACCAAGAAATGCTTAGGATGGAGATGGGGCAATTCTGCACGCGACGGCAGCAGCAGTATTATGTAGAATATTCTACTTATTGCCCCGTCTTTTATTTTGCCGGCGTAACTCAATGGCAGAGTTCCTGACTTTTAATCAGGCGGTTCCGCGTTCGAATCGCGGCGCCGGCACCATACAAATAGAAAAGATATAATGGACCCAGTTCAGCATTTATATAATGAAATTACCAAGGACGAAATTGAGAAGGTCCGGCAATTCAAAAAGCCAGTCCGGCGATTCAGGGCCTCCGAGGCCGCCGACTGTGCGCGTAAGGTATGGTACAGACTGTCTGGTTATATGCCCACTCCCCGAGCCGCAAGTCTTGAATTGGTAGCTCAGTCTGGTAATCTACACCATGATTATGTGCGACAGTTATTGAATTTATACGGCGTCCAGCTTGTCGGCCTCCAAATGAATGAAGATGGCACCGTTACCGAGGATGCCAATGTTGTAAAGGAGTTCGAGCGCAATGGTGTCAGATTTACGGTGTCAGGACGCAGTGACGGTGGAATTGTTTTAGATTCAGGCGAGGCCGTCCTGGAAATCAAGTCGGTTGGCAACTGGTCGTATCAAGCGATCAATAAGGCATATACGGCCGGCAACGAAGCATTAAAACAGTATCTCCTGGAGAAACGAAAGAGTTACTTATGGCAAGGCCAAGTAATGGCTTTGTTACAAGATAAAACCGAAGGTATTCTATATCTTCTAGTAGTTAACCGCGACAATATGGCTATTGGTTTCGGGCAATCTGGCACTGATGAACATACCGGATTTGCGACGCCTATTGATAACGCGCTCCAGGAACAAATTTTGCTTAAGTTTGCTCGTATACAGAAGGCGCTGAATGCCAAGACACCACCGGCACCTGACTTCAATCCTGGTTCCACCGAATGTGGATATTGTGAATTTGCAGTATACTGTCACGAAATGCGTTCGCGCAAAGAACGAGGAATTAAACCATTTATTAATTATCCTATACCGGAATTATTTACAGAGATAGAAGAAAATGATTGATAAAACATTATGTATGTGTGGCACTAATTTGGGCGAAAAGATAGGCAAATTTCTTCAAGGTGCGTTGATTCACAAATCAGGTTTTCCAGTACTGTATAAACTCCGACACCAATATGAACCAGGCAAGATTATGGTGTTGGTTTTTTATGTGCCAGAAGCCGAAAGTATGACATTCCATGCTAATAAAGCTATTCAGGATCTTTCGAAGGAGATCGAAAGTTGAAAACTATAGCAATATCGGGCAAGATGCTCGCCGGCAAGACGACATTAGCCAAGAAACTGGAAACATTATACGAGTCCAAAGGACTCAATGTGCGCCGTATAGGATTTGCTTCCAGTCTTAAGGAAGAAATCTACGCACAAGGATTTCCTTTTACTGATATGTTTGAGAGCAAGCCAAAATATATGCGCGAGTTGCTACAGGCATATGGGGCCGCAAAACGGGCCAATTGGCCCGATTATTGGGTGAAAAAACTGATGGCTCGCCTTGATATTTTGGACGCGCCCACTATGTTCTTTCCTATAGACGTGGTAATTATTGATGACATGCGATATAAAAATGAGTTCGAGGTACTACAAAAGCGTGCCGCCATATTGATTAGATTGACTCGTACTGGTAATTGGCGACAGGACATGGTTCCAGGATATGACCACGAGAGTGAGACAGCATTGGATTATATGGCTGCACGAGATTATGATTATTACTATTCGGTGGAGTCTGGTAATCTGGAAGAATTCAATAAGATCGCGGCATACTTGGTGGAGCATGTGTAACTGTGCAGCGAACTCTGCAACTTCTCATACTCAAAACGCTAATGCGCAAGAAGCATTGGTTGCAGTTTCAGAATTTGGTGACGGCCGAGTCGTTTGAGAATAGCACGTTCCGGAAAATCTACATGCACATGGCGCGCTTGCACGGCCACACTACCGGCGATATAAATCCGGAAATCATAGTGGGATCGCTGGAAATTGAATATGCTGACCGCACAGACCTGCTTGCAGAACTGCGCGAACTAATATACGAAATACAAGAAGTGGAGTTGCCGGCCGATGATATTCTGGAATTCAAAATCAAAGAGTATGTCCAGCGTAGCACAGTTTTTGAAATCGCTACATATGCCAGCAAGTATGTGTATTCTCCAGAATTACAAATTACTGTACTGGAAAACCTTGTTGACCGAGCAATGGAAGTCGGGGATAAACTCGATGGCGAAGTCGTGGATTTCCTTGATGCGAGCCTTTCAGGATCATCTGACACTGGATCAGCTCGTATTAGTTTGGGCTACACAGATGAACTTGATAGTGATCTCCACGGCGGTATTGGTGTCGGTGAGCTTACAATTTTTCTTGCTGCTCCTAATGCCGGTAAGACTAGTTTCTTATGTGCAGCGGGAGCGAATGCTGCAACGCAAGGTCATAGAGTCTTACACGTCTCCTTCGAAACTCATGAAGAAAAGATCCGGCGCCGGTATGACCAAGCCCTGACTCATATCACCCGCGATAAACTGGATACCCGCCAGGATTTAATACAACAGGCACGAAATGTGCTACGTAATAGGGGCGGACAGGTATGGATTATGGATATGTCGCATGCGGCTGTAAATGCTTCCGAGATAGAAGCCAAGATTCGACGCATGTGGGCCAAAGATCAAATGGTAGATTACTTGATTTTGGATTACCTGGAACTTATGCATCCTAATGCCAGCATGAGTCGCGCCGACACTCGGCATATATATGGAATGATTGCCAAAGAAACTCGTGCATTAGCCAGCAAACTGCATATTCCAGTACTAACCGCGTGGCAGGTAAATCGGGCTGGCTCGAAAGAGGATATGGTGAGTATGGGTGACGTGTCAGAGAGTTGGGAAATAGTGAAACATGCTGATACAATAATTGCGCTAAATCGCAGCAAGCCAGAAGTGATAGCACACCGCGCCCGGCTTACTATTCTCAAACAACGTGAGGATGAAATCAAGAGTACGCGACGTGTTTATTGTGACTTGTCGCGGATGATAATTCGACCAGTAGGCGCAACAGACGATGCGAATGATGCAGCGAAGGATTTGACAAGGAGTGATGATAGTGCCGGAGCACCCTCTGACTAAAGATGAGTTATATGATAAGTATATGCGGGCCGCAATGGATGTACTTGTGGATATGGATGGCACCATATGTGAATTTGATTATCCGCGTTTTGGCCCGCCCAATGCCGGCGTGAAGGAATTTTTATATAACATTCGACGCCTTGATTTACGCATTGTGGTGTGGTCAAGTCGTATGTCGCCCCAACACCATACTGCGCCGGAACGGGCTAAGATTGTGGGTGCTATTCATGATTACATGAAATTTTGGAAATTACCATTCGATGAAATTGATGATGGTTC